TTTCAGACAAAGCGATGCCCGGCGGGTTAACGCCAGAATTACGCAATGCGGTTAATTAACGTTTAATTCGCAATCATCATCACTGATAAATCGCGGTAAGGTTTTTGATAAATCAATCAGGTCATTCAGCGCCCACACGATTTGTTTACGCTCTGAATAACTCATTTCTGCAAACTTCATTTTTATATGCCGCTCTTTCAGCCCGGCATGAAAACAAACAGTTCTGCGGATATGTTCCGGCGACTTATCAAAAGCCTCTTGCGCCTGATTCTGCTTATGAGGGAACAGCTCACGCTTAATCTGTGAAATGCGCTTAATGCCGATCGCTTTTTGTGTTTCAGTAGCCAACAACATGACAGCCCCAATTAACGGCAGAAAAAACGGCGCAGCGGTGAAACTGGCTTAACCGTTGACAGGCCACGCAGTAAGGCCGCCTGATCGTGACGTGGGCGCCAGCGCTTGCCGCCCGGCAGTTCAATGAAACCGTGTTCAAAATGCCGCGATGGGCTTTGTTGTTTCAGCAGTGGAGCGATAGAAATAACCACGGTGATCACCTCAGCTTAAACCAGCAACAGCGCTCAATCCGCTGATCACGTCAACGGTGGAGGCCAGAGCCGGGGTGGATTGGATGCGGTTCTGAACGGTCAAGCCGATCAGCGACAAATGGCGGATCGCCGTGTTGACGCTTTCAAGCAGTGCGCTTTTGCGTACCGGCGTTTTGTGGTCGCCCTGCACGGCGGCGGCGGCGACGCTGCCAACTGCGGCCGTAGCCTGCAGTGCATACGTTGGAATATTCCCGGCGCAAGCCTCATTGACAGGCACGGACGGCATGCAGTTGATTTGTGCCAGCAAGGCATCAATCAGGCTGGAATCCTCTGTAGCGTCAGTGATCGCCAGCAGTTCAGCACAAGTGAGCTGATGCGGCTGGCCCGGACTCAATTTGTTGCGCAGCGTCTGGGCGTTCATGCCGAGCTGTTTAGCAAGCGCCGTCACATTGTGGCGAGCTGGAAACTGTCGGCAGGCTTCATCGAAGTGCGGATGTTTAGAAACAGCGTAATCAAACATGTTTAGATCTACTCTAATCGATAAAATAGATTAAGCCTGAAGAGAAACGCTACATTCACTCAGGGCCTGCACTGTCAGGGCTGCCATGTTCACTTCAATGAGCCCCTTCTTCTGCTTGCCCTTTGGCTTGATAGGCAATTTTCCGTATTCAATCAAATTCTTAGCTGTTTCTTTGTTAGTTCGGGTACGGCGGCAATACTCATCTAGCGGGAGGTAGGGTTCAGGGATGACAATTGTAATGTTAGGTCGCATAAGGCAAACTTCCTTGATTAGCGCCAGATACGGCAATATCCGGCAATATGAGTCTAATTCAAAACAACACGGAGATTACTTAGATAAATTCTAAGTGTCAACTTCAGATATGAGCAAACACCTAAATTTCACTTTCCCTAAATCAACTTCAGAAACTCTTGATAGAGTCGTGGCCGCCTATGGTTTCAGCATGAAAATGCAGCTTGCTGAACACTTAGGCATTGCCGCCAGCAGCCTGTCAGCTCGGTATAAACGTGATGTTTTTCCAGCGGATATTGTCTTGCAATGCGCGTTGGAAACAGGAACCAGCATTGAATGGTTGGTAACAGGGCAAGGGGTTAGCCTTCGGGATGTCAAACCGGACACACTAAATCTAATTAGAAAAAAACTAATTAACGGCCAACTCCATGACACTGATAGCGTTCTATTCGACAAAGGGATATTCCTTGATCCAAACAATCTCCCTACCTCCCCTATATGCTTAATCAGCGGCAGCACTCAGCACATCGTTGATGAGCAATACGACGAGGTTCACGACGGTTTATGGCTAGTAGAAATAGAGGGAAAAGTAGGCATACGCACACTAACTCGCATACCTGTTAAAAAAGTGCGTGTTAGTGGTCATGGGGCAGCTTTTGACTGCGCTATTGATGACATCACTGTACTTGGACGTATTGTGCTGACGGTGGAATAAACAATGCCAGTAAGGAAATTGCCCGACGGTCGTTGGATAGCAGACTTCTACACCGTTGATCGCAGTAACGGTAATGAGGGTAAGCGGGTTCGTAAAAAGTTCGCCACTAAGGGCGAAGCACTTGCGTTTGAAAATTACACACTCGAGCAAATTGAATCAGCCCCTTGGCTCGGGGAAGGAAAAGAAAAACGTCGTCTGACCGAATTGATCGAGCTGTGGTTTAGCCGCCATGGCATCACCTTGAATGATGGTGAAAAGCGTAGAAGTGCTATGCTGTGGGCTGCCGAGTGTATGGGCTTCCCTCTTGCCACAGAATTTAATGCGCAACTTTTTACAGCCTATCGAGCTAAACGCTTAGGCGGCCATTTTGCTCGAACAAAACGAATAGCAAAAGTGTCCCCCCGCACCTTAAACCTTGAACTTGCGTATTTTCTCGCAGTGTTTAACGAACTTCGAAGATTAGGTGAATGGATACAACCAAATCCACTTGAAAACGTCCGCCAATTTCGCGTTGACGAGAGCGAGATGGCCTATCTTACAGATGAGCAGATCGGCTTGCTTCTGCATGAATGTCGCAAAAGCTCAGCTAAGGATCTGGAAATGGTTGCCAAGCTCTGTTTAGTGACAGGAGCAAGATGGAGTGAGGCTGAAAGCTTGAAAAGCTCCCAGATATCGGGAAGTAAAATCACCTTTGTTAAAACCAAAGGAAAGAAAAATCGCACAATACCGATTGACCCTGTGCTTGCTGACGAACTACCTAAACGAAATGGCCCTCTGTTTACCCCTTGCTATTACGCTTTTCGCTCAGCGATTGAACGGGCTGGCATTGTATTGCCAGACGGTCAAATGACCCATGTTTTGCGGCATACCTTCGCGAGCCATTTCATGATGAACGGTGGAAACATTCTCGTTTTGCAAAGAATACTCGGTCATACAGACATAAAAATGACAATGCGATACGCCCATTTTGCCCCCGATCATTTTGAAGATGCCGTAAGGCTGAACCCTCTTACAAAATGTCGCAAAAGTGTCGCATGAAGTTAGGTTTATTGCCCTATATTGCCCTATATTTATTTTTTAACTCATTGTTATTTAAATAAGTTATTGTTTTTCGGTTGGCCAGAATGGTTCTCATAATCGCTTGGTCGTTGGTTCAAACCCAACAGGGGCCACCAAATTTTTGCTGTTTTCACAGCCTTACAAGCCATCCTGTCCGGGGTGGTTTTTTTGTTTCCCGCCTGCGTGCCACACTTCTCTCTCGGCATTCTCGTTTATTCCGACCCATAAGGATCCCGCATGATCGTCATCTGCGACCACGACAACCTCGACGCCTGGCTGGCGCTGCGCACCGCGCTGTGGCCCTCCGGCTCGCCTGAAGATCACCGCGCGGAAATGCGCGAGATATTGGCTTCGCCGCACCACACCGCGTTTATGGCGCGGGGGCTGGACGGCGCTTTCGTTGCCTTTGCCGAGGTCGCGCTGCGCTACGATTACGTCAACGGCTGCGAATCGTCGCCGGTGGCGTTTTTGGAAGGAATTTATACCGCCGAACGCGCCCGCCGCCAGGGCTGGGCCGCGCGCCTGATCGCGCAGGTGCAGGAGTGGGCGAAGCAACAGGGGTGCAGCGAGCTGGCGTCGGATACCGATATCGCCAATCTGGACTCCCAGCGCCTGCATGCGGCGCTGGGCTTTGCCGAAACGGAGCGAGTAGTGTTTTACCGCAAAACGCTGGGCTGATCAGGCGGTCTTGCTTTGCCGCTGATGCGCCAGCTGCTCGGCGCGCAGCAGGATCTCCTGCAGATCGTCCTCGTCAATATCGAACAGATCCCCCTCCATCAGCGCCTCGTGCAGATCGGCGCGGGTGATGGCAACGGCATCGATCGGCAGATTGGCCGGTTTGGCCTCCGCCGGCGCCAGCGCGTGCGGGTAGCGTCGCCCGGCCAGGTTATTGAACAGAATGGCCAGCGCCGCCAGCAGCACCGAGTTCAGCAGCACCGGGTACAGCACGAAGTGGTAGCCCATCTGGTGAATGCCGGGGCCGCCGAGGATGGCGGTCAGCGCCACCGCGCCACCCGGAGGATGCAGGCAGCGCAGCTTGAACATCAGGCCGATGGCCACCGCCGCCGCAACGCCGCAGGCCAGGCCCGGATCGGGGATCAGCAGACCGGCGCTGACACCCACCGTCGCCGCCAGCGCATTGCCGCCGACGATCGACCAGGGCTGCGCCAGCGGGCTGTTGGGCACGCCGAACAGCAGCACCGCCGAGGCGCCCATCGGCGCGATAAACCACAGGTTCACCTCGCCCAAAATAAAGTGGCTGATCCAGCCGGCGAGCATCAGCCCCAAACCGGCGCCGACGCTGGAAATCAGCATCTCTCGTTTGCCCACCGCCAGCGGGTGCGGCCACAGGCGCGCGCATCCCACTTTCACTCGTTCTATCCACTGCGTCTTCATGTTACCCAATACGGCTCAATTCACGTGTTGGCAACAAATATATCACATCATCCTGAAGGAACTCACGGCGCTGCAGGCCGCGGCATCAAACAACTTTTGACCTAACAGATTGATTTTTAGCCATCCCTCAACAATGATGAATGTTCTCCCCTTAACCCCGAGGAACCGCCGATGTCTCAACCGATCACCGAGCTTTACACCGACAGTGAATTTTTCAGCCCGTACGCCATGTCCGCCTTTGTCGTGCTGACGGAAAAAGGCATTCCGTTCACCGTGAAGACGGTGGATCTGGCGAAGGAAGAGAATAAAGAGGCGGCCTACGCGGCGCTGTCGCTCACCCGCCGGGTGCCGACGCTGGCCATCGGCGAGTTTCAGCTCTCAGAGTCTTCGGCGATCGCCGAATACCTGGAGGACATCCATCCGGCCCACGCCGTGTACCCGCGCGACGTGAAGCTGCGCGCCAAGGCGCGCGAGATTCAAGCCTGGCTGCGCAGCGATCTGCTGCCGATCCGCGCCGAGCGCTCGACCGAAGTGGTGTTCAACAACGGCAAGTTCCCGCCGCTGTCCGAAGCCGCACAGGGGGCCGCACGCAAGCTGATCGACGCCGTCGAAAAGCTGTTGAGCCATGGGCAGGATAATCTGTTCAGGGAGTGGTGCATCGCCGACACCGATCTGGCGCTGATGCTCAACCGGCTGGTGATGCACGGCGATCCGGTGCCGGAGCGCCTGCGCCACTATGCGCACAAGCAGTGGCAGCGCCCGTCGGTGCAGGCCTGGCTGGCGCTGTCGGCAAAGCGGCGCGCCTGAGAAAAAAATCGGCGGCCACGACGCCGCCGTTCTCAATGCCGAGAAACAACATCACTGCTTGAGGGAAGGCAAATCACCATCCAGAGGGCAGATAGCCTAACAATGAAGCGATGGC